CTTCTAAGCTTTTATCCATGATTAGTCTTGTTTTTTAAATAATATAATCATTTCTTACCTGTATTGCCAGTAAGAAGATACTTTATCTTACCAAAGAAACCTAGTTTTTTTACTTTTTTATATAGTTTCATACCTCTTTCATACTTATATAGTTTGGTTTCTATATCTGATATACGAGTTATTGCTGAAGTTAGAAGCAAATCCTGTAGCTTGGTGTATTTAACTAAGTCTAAACAGTATGCTCTTACAGCTTCTTCTGGCATTTGTTCTGTCTCACGTTGTTTAACTTCTATTTCAAACTCTATTTCTGGCGGTGGATTGCCGACAAGTATCTTAAAAAACTCTTTATGGTTCATATCAGTTCATCTTAGGAAACAACTGTTGCTCTAGCATATCAACAGCACGATCATCAAGAGTATTTGAGGTCTGCTTACAGATTGCACGAAGCAAATCCACGATAAGTCGCTTCACAGCAGTCGTAGTAAAGAACTTCAGAAGTATTGGTTTTAAGAATTTGAGCATAATAATCTTGTGTTACTTTCCAAACATAGCTACATTGCTAGTATTAAACAAGAGTTTGCACTTTTATGGAAGAAGAAGAGAAGGAAGGTCGAGATTATGTTGGACATTTAGTTCGCATAATTATTCTTGGTTGGAGTTTATCAGTAATGACTCTTGGATATATGGAAAAAATTAGACTCGACACGTTCGCTGCTGGACTCGTGGGGAATATCGCAAGTTCTTATGGGGTGTCTGTAAAAGGTAAGAATGGCAACCAAAAAAAATCAGTTATAGTAGATAATAAGAACTCTAAAGTAGGCATCAAATGAAAAAACTACTGTTATCAGGATTATTAGCTTTACCTATTGCAGTACAAGCTGAAACGCCTACTTGGACTACTGGGTCTAGCAACCGTACTGAAAATACAACTCAGACAATAGATCGTACCATTGTCACTATAAAATATGGATCTGCGTTAAACACTTATGAAGGTACAAATATTACTGTAACTTCAGCAACAAGTGGTGGTATAACTGCTGAAGATGCAGTTTTTACACCAACAGATAACACTGCTGAATGGACACTATCAACCACAACGAGGGCTGCTAGTGCTATTACAGAACAGATTACACAAACAGATGATATTACGACCACAAGCGTTATTACTAGCTTGTCTGTGTTTAGTCAGTAATTCTGTTAAGGCAGAAGGTGGTACTGATGTAGTAGCACAACCTAATGCGGTTGGTAACTCTAGTATTATCAACCAGAATATGAATATCAATAATGGGATGACAGGCAAGTTGCAGTTTGGAAATTTAATATGTAGCCAACCAACTATGTCATTTACTCCTTTTTATACAGGTAATGACGCAAGAAACCCTAATCCAGATGGGCCTACATATAGTGTTAATCAAGGCTGGGGTATGCAGTTGTCGTTTATGTTTCCTTTAGGTATTAATAATGAAACGTGTTCTGAACTAGCAAAAGTAAAGCTAGACCTAGCCAAAGAAGAACTAAACAAGCAAGAGCATGATAAGCAGCTAGTTCGTATTTTGAAATGCGGGCAGCTTCACGCAAGCGGTTACATGATAAATCCTGAGTCTAAGTTCGCATATATTTGTAATGATGTAATCAATATACGAAGTTATGTAAAAGCTAACGCAGATAAATTTAAGTAGCTAGTTTAGACGCCACACGTAC